TTAAGAGAGAATTTATCTAAAGGTGAAGATACTCTCCTAACTGAAGCTAAAGCTAGAGCAGAAGCAGAGCATAAGGCGGCTATGGATGCGTATAAAAAAGCCTATGAAGATGGTAACGCAGAGAATATGGCAGATGCGCAGTCTAGAATAGCTGAGGCTACACTTGCTAAAAACAAGTGGAAAGAGTACCAACCGAAGTATAAAAAGGATGAAAATTCCGAAAATACTTTACAAAACGACCCAAATAAGGTATATAATAGTAATCAAGTACCCGCTCCTGATGAAAAAGCGACTGCGTGGTTCGAGAAGAATCCGTGGTTCGGGGAAAATAAAGTTATGACTGCTGGTGCATATGCAATACACCAGGATTTAGTCGAAAGCGGTGTTGACCCTCGCACAGATAAATATTACGAGACAATAGACACTAGGCTTCGGCAAGAGTTTCCAAGCTACTTTGATAAAGGTAGTGAGGAGATTGATGACACGACTGAAGTGGTTACGGAAGAACCTACTACTAAAAGTCGCACGCCTAATGTCGTTGCTCCTGTCAAACGGGCCCCTTCTTCCAAGAAGATTAGACTTACTCAAACACAAGTGAGTATAGCAAAACGATTGGGTGTACCTCTAGAAGAGTACGCAAAACAAGTAGCCCATCTAAACAACTAATTAATAAAGGAGATTATAATGCCTCGTAAAGATAGAGAGTTAAACACAAGAGAAAAAACAACTCGTGTAAAAAACTGGGTTCCACCTCAACAATTACCAGACCCAAAGCCTCAAGATGGATTTCGATTCCGTTGGGTAAGAATTTCATTATTAGGGCAGTCTGATGACAGAAATGTTTCAGTCAAATTTCGTGAAGGTTGGGAACCAGTAAAAGCAGAAGAACATCCAGAGATTGTTACCCAGTATGGTTTTAACGGTAATAAAGATGGCAACATCGAATCTGGTGGACTTTTACTTTGTAAGATACCATCTGAAACTGCTGAGAGTAGAAATGAGTATTATGCTAATCAAAACTCACAACAGATGCAGGCGGTAGATAACAATTTTATGCGGGAAAACAATCCTCGTATGCCGCTTTTTAGTGATAAACGTTCGACTGTTTCCCGTGGAACAAAATAATTATTAGGAGTTTATTATGGCTTATCCAACTGTTGATGCTCCATACGGTTTAGTCCCAATTAATTTAATTGGTGGCCAACCTTATGCTGGCTCTACAAGGCAGATGAAGATCGCTTCTAACTATGGCACTGATATCTTTAATGGTGATGTCGTCAAGCGTGCAGCTGACGGTACTGTCCAAAAAGAAACAGGTACAGCCACAGTTACTGCCACAGGTGTAATTGGTGTTTTTGTAGGTGTTTCTTACACTGACCCAAATACAGAACAAAAAGTATTTAAGCAATATTACCCAGCTAGTACAGTAGCTTCTGACATTATGGCTTATGTGGTCGATGACCCAGACGCTTTATTTAAAGTTGCTGTTGTATCTTCTGGTACAACTATTGCAGGAACCGCATACGGTTCAATTGGAAGTAACGCAGCATTAGTGCAAAACACAGGAAGTACCAAAACTGGTAATTCTAAAGTTGCTATTGGCAGCGTTAATACTACACTATCATTACCATTAAGGATTGTTGACGTAGTCCATGAGACTGAAGATTCATCTGGTAATTACCCCGAAGTAATCGTTAAGTGGAACACACCTTATGAGAACAGTAATGTTGCTACAGGTGGTCACGCTTATATGACTGCTACAGGCTTATAATAAGGAGTATAAATAATGGCTATATCACGTGCACAATTATTAAAGGAACTCCTACCAGGTTTGAATGCCTTATTTGGTTTGGAGTATCAAAAATATGGGGAAGAGCATAAAGAAATCTTTGACCAAGAATCTTCAGAAAGAAGTTTTGAGGAAGAAGTAAAGCTCTCAGGTTTCAGTGCAGCACCAGTTAAAGACGAAGGTGCAGCAATATCTTACGACAATGCTCAAGAAGCATGGTCTGCTAGATACAACCATGAGACAATTGCTCTTGGATTTTCAATTACAGAAGAAGCTATGGAAGATAATCTGTATGACAGCTTATCAAGCAGATACACTAAAGCTCTTGCTAGAGCAATGGCGTATACAAAGCAAGTTAAAGGTGCTGCAGTTCTTAACAATGGCTTCAATAATAGCTACGTAGGTGGTGACGGTGTTGAGTTATTCTCTACAGCTCATCCACTTGTTTCTGGTGGTACAAACTCAAACGAGCCTTCAACTAACGTTGACTTGAATGAGACTTCACTAGAAGCTGCTATTATTCAGATCGCTGGTTGGACAGATGAGAGAGGTTTACTAATCGCATCTAGACCACTTAAGATGATCGTTCCTCCAAACTTACAGTTTGTTGCTACAAGACTCTTAGAGACTGAGCTTAGAACTGCAACTGCGGATAACGACATCAATGCGGTTAGATCAATGGGAGCTATCCCTCAAGGTTACACTGTGAATCACTTCTTAACAGATACTGATGCATGGTTCTTGAAAACTGATGTACCTAACGGTATGAAGTATTTTGTCAGAACTCCAATGCAAACAAGCATGGACGGAGACTTTGATACAGGTAACGCTAGATACAAAGCTCGTGAAAGATACAGCTTCGGCTGGTCTGACCCATTAGGTATGTGGGGTTCACAAGGAGCTTAAAAAGAACTCTCTCCAGAGTAACTCTACTTCCTCCTAGAGTTTGGGCCTATTCGCAAGTTTAGGCCCTTTTTTTTGGTTGATTATATCTACGTATAGGTATATGATTATAGTATTAGTTCTAGGATATTTAATCTTTACTAACTGACCTAGCAGACGTTGCAGAGATAGTAAAGAGAACCTTCTGCAAAAGGAAATAAAATGGCAAATACTACTTTTTCAGGTGCAGTCCGTTCTGAAAACGGATTCAAAACAATAGTTAAAAATTCTTCGACAGGCGCTTTAAGTAGCGATATGACCCTGTCTACTTACGTGGCTACTATCACAGTTGCTGATGGCGATACTACAGGTAAAGAGTCTGCAATAGGCATTCCATCTAACTTCATCCCTATGGGTGTAACTGTTGCAGTTACAACTGCTGCAGCTAATGCAGTTAATCTTGTTGATATTGGCACAGATGCTGATACTGATGGGTTCGTTGATGGTATTAGTGCTGCAGTTAATAGCACAGGATTCAAAGGTTTCTTCCCATGTAATGGTGTTTTAGGTATGTCAGGTGGTACAACTACCGCTGCTACAGCAACAGCAGATGAAGTTGAAGTTGTTCTTTCTGGTGACCCTGGTGGAGACACAGTAGTTGTTCTAAAGTTTTTTGGGTTATCAAGCACTTCTGACGCATCATAATAGGGGGTAATCATGGCAATGTCTGACGTAATCGCTGTTACTAGGACTTCTGATGGGACATTCGTTAGTGGACGAACTAGAGTAAAACAGTTAGTAGTACATACTTCTGGCTCTGGTTCCCCTGCGGTTGTTTTAAAAGACGGTGGTTCTGGTGGCGCAACAAAATTATCTCTTACCTACACAACAGGCGATGTACATTCGTTGAATATTCCTGAGAATGGGATATTGTTTGAAACAGATGTATATCTAGATTTAACTGCTTGTGATGGTGTAACAATATTTCACGGATAGGAGCCCTTAAATGGCTGCTAAGAAGTTAAATAAAAAAAGTATGCCTTGCAATAAGCCAAGGCGTACTCCTTCTCACCCCAAAAAATCCCACGTTGTAAAAGCCTGTCAAGGTGGCAAAAAGAAAATTATTCGTTTTGGACAACAAGGGAAAAAAGTTGGGACGCTATCAGGTACAGCAGGTAAACGTAAAAAAGGTGAATCTGCACGTATGAAAGCAAAACGTAAATCCTTTAAGGCAAGACATGCTAAGAATATTAAGCGAGGTAAGATGTCAGCAGCTTATTGGGCAGACAAAGTCAAATGGTAGGATAGGATATGGATGACTTAAAAACAATGGCTGATGGATCAGCAGTAACACTAGGATTAGGAACTTTTATGAATTATGTAAATCTCCCGTTAATTATTCAGTTATTGACAATAGCATGGTTAATCTTAAGAATATGGGAATCTGCTACTGTACGTAGTTGGTTTAAAAAAGATACAGGTGAAGATTTCGTAATGGGTGATGTACCTAATACAGAAGATGCAGTGGTAACCCAAACAAAGAAAAGACGTAACACTAGACAAACTAAGAAAGGAAAGTAGCATGTCAGAAATTATGAAAAAGGTAAGAAGTAAAATAGGTAGTAAGATAAAGAAAAAGATTCAAAAAAGTACTGATAATTTAGCTACTAAAGAAGCTAGAATGCAAGGTAGGGTTAAAACAGTTCCTGGCCCTAAATCTAGTGGAAAAGTTATGACTGCTGGCATGAAGCTAGAGTCTGGTAGCAATATGCAACCTGCAAAGAAACAAACTTTTGGAGCCGCATTCAAAGCAGCTAGAGGCGCCGGTAAAAAAACTTTTATGTTTGAAGGTAAAAAGTATAACACTATGACTAAGGAAGACGTAGCTAAGAAAAATAAAACGTCTATGGCTAGAAAAAAGTCTATGGGTAAGATGAAAGTAGGTTTAAGAGCTGCTGGTGGTGGTTATACTAAGAAAATGGCTTACGGCGGTAAAGTTAAAAAGATGTCTTACGGCGGTAAGGTTAAGAGAACATAAATAGGAAAGGAAATACAAATGCCAGGATTAAAAACTGTTCCAGCAGGCAATAAAGGTCTAGCTAAATTACCAACTGAAGTGCGTAATAATATGGGTTATATGAAATACGGCGGTAAAGTTAAAATGCAAAATGGTGGAAAAACCAGTGTTGCTATGAAGAAAAAAAGTAAAAAGTGTCCAATTAACGGTATGGCCAAACAAGGTAAAACTAGAGGCGTTACTGTAGTTGCGTAATGGCAAGACTTAAATTAACTACTGCTGTTCATGAACCTATTATAAAAAAGACATCCCAGAGTTGTCGTAATCCAAAGATGGGGTCAATGAATAAAAGCAAAAAGCGTAGTTTTAAAAGATACAGAGGACAAGGTAGATAGCTATGATGAAATGTCGAGGTATGGGTAAAACCAGAAAGATGAAAAGGATGAGTAGTGGTGGTAAGGCGGGAACTAAAAAAGATGCTTGTTATCGTAAAGTAAAAGCTAGCTACAAAGTCTTTCCTAGCGCATACGCATCAGGTGCAATAGCGAAATGTAGAAAGAAAAAAGGTAAGTAGTGGCAGTTAGAAAGACCAAAAAAGGTCTAGCCCTAAAACGATGGTTTAAAGAAGAGTGGAAAGATGTAAGAACTGGTAAAGCCTGTGGTAGGAAAAAAGGTGAGAAACGTGGTACTCCTTATTGCAGGCCTAGTAAAAGAGTGTCTAGTAAGACTCCAAAAACATCTGGGGAGATGACAGCCGCTGAAAAGAAATCAAGAATAGCACAGAAGAAAAGACTAGGACAACCAGCAGGCCGTCCACGTAGAGTTGCCTCATTGAGAAGAAGGAAAAAGAAAACATAATGGAAAAGGAGAAGTCATGGCAAAAGGTATGCCGCATTATTTTAGAGATGGGCGAGAACATAAAGGAGGAATGCATAAGATGCCTGGTGGTAAATTACATTCAGGCAAAACACACGGTAAGACTAGCAAAAGGTTATATCACTTCAAAGAGCTTCCTAAAACTGTGCAAGAAAAAATTAGAAAGCGGAAAAAGAAAAGTTAAATACGTCTGTTGTAAAGTTAGGGAGGATAAAACAGATACATCATGCAAGTGCGAGGAAAAGAAAAAGTA